TGGTACAGCCACGTCAGTGGTAGGACAACCTGCTATAGCAACAGGAACTTTAAGAGTACCTGTACAATGTCAAAACACAGAATTTACTTTAGATATTAAATCTTCATCTCACTTGCCTATGTATATCGCAGGTGCAGAGGTTGAAGGTTATTATCACAATAGAGCAAGAAGGATTTAATGAAAGAAAACTACGTTAGAAAAGCAGAATTAAAAGATGCGTTAGAATTAGCACCAAAAATTAGAAAAGGTGACAGGCAAGAAATTATGGCTTCCAATGGAGCAACTCCGTTAGAGGCATTAGTAATACCATTTACAGAAAAAGGTAAGATTTATTCTATTATTGGAACAAAGTCAGAAGGTGTAATTGGTATGTTTGGTTCTGTACCATCAAAAGAAAAAGGCTACGGAGTAGTTTGGTTATTATCTAGTGAGGATTTATTTAAACACGTCAAACAGTTTATTAAAGAGTGTCCTAAATGGGTAGCAGAGATGAGTAAAGATTATGAGTACGTCTACAATTTTGTAGATGAAAGAAATTGGAAAAGTTTAAAATGGTTACAATTTTTAGGATTTGAACCAAAAAGAAAAATAGGAGATTTCGGTATCGGTAAGATGCCATTTTTATTAATGATGAAAGAGGTAAAATAAATATGTGTACTGTTCAAGCGGCACTTCAGGTAGCAGGAGCAGTTGTTCAGTATCAACAAAAGAAAGCTGAAAACAAAGCTATCAGAAGAGACCAAGAAACTACAAGACGAAATGCCGATAAAGGATATTTACATGACATGAATAAGATTGACCAAGAGAAAGTCAATGCTGACATGGAGAAAACTAAAGCTGAAATAAGAAGTAAAGCAGAAAAGAATTTAGAAATATCACAAAAAACAAATTTAGGTTTTGGTAACAATACTAAAATAGTACAGTCTATAGGTTATCTATTTGATGATGACTGGAATGAAATAACAAGTGGTTATGACAAAGATGTACAAATATTTCAAAACCAACAAACAGAAGCATACGCTAATTTATCTAAAACTTATAACAGTTTAAAACCTCCTATAGAACCTTCAAGAACTGGATTAATTATTGATGTAGCAAGTACATCTTATGAAGGTTATCAAAATAGTCAAACAAACAAAGGTGCTAAAAAATAATGGCAAAATATCAAAGACAAGCAACTAACAAATATTATGGTGCGGCTAACGCAGGGTATGTATCAACAGGGAGTGCTACTGATGGTCTAGCTAAATCACTACAAAACGCAGGTTATAAAGTTGGTAAAGCAGAGACGTTAAGAATTGATAGAAAAAAAGATAAAGCTATTGCAAAGATAGATGAGTTATATGCAAATGGAAATACATTTGAACAGATACAATCGCAAATTATTGCAGGTAAACACCCAGAGTTAACTGGTAAATACGTTGATGCTACTACTAATTATCATGCAGGTAGAGTTAAAGCACATGAAGTAATAGAAAATATAAAGGCTAATAAAGATAAATATGACATTACTGATGAAAGTAAAAATCTTGATATGTTTTATAAAGAGTATATGCCTGATACATCTTCAATGGACAGTGCTACACTGTTAGGATTTACAACACAATTTAATAAATTTAAGTCTACAGACGCATTAAATGATGCTGAAAACAGAGCCGCTTATAATTCTGAAAAGAAAGTTATGGAAGGTACACAGTTATTATCTGATATTCCTTTAGATACTTTAAAAAAAGATTTACCAGATTTTTTAAAAGGATTGCAAGTACCAGTACCTATGAGAGATGGTACAGGTTCAACTTTATTATACACTAATGCAGAAACACTAGCAGTTGTTAGAAGAAGTATAGTTGACATTATTGCAAATGCTAAAACAGAAGCAGATTTAGATAGAGCAGATATATTAATGAATACTAATTTAGGGTATTCTAAAAGTGGTTCTGCTATTGGTACGTTAGCTTCAAGAAAATCTAAAGAAGTTTTAGCTATACAAGATGAGCTAACTAAAAAAAGAAGGCAATTAGAAATTAATGATAGAGATGAAGCAGATTATCAAAGAAAACAAGAAGTAAAAAAGATTTACGCAGAATTATATTCTTCAGTTAAAGAAACAGATGCAGATGGAAACGTGACTGAAAGAGATTTAACACATACTGAAAAGATGGCATTAAGAGACAGATTAGAAGCTATGGGTGATGTACAGGCTGTCGCTAACTTTGATAAAGCTATGATAGCTGATTTATATATTAATGATGACCCACAAATTTTAGATGATTTTATTGTTAAAATTTATTCAGATGGATTTGGTGACATAGAAGAAATGAAAGAAGAGTTTAACAAGTTAGATACTGACCCTAGAAAAATGGGTGCAATGTTAGACCACTATGAGAACTCACAAAAAGATGACAATGCAAAATTACATATAAATAACCTAGCATATTCTTCAGGTTCTACAGCTATTATGAAGATAGTTTCAGGTTCATTTAAAAATCAAAAAAGAGTGGACGCAAGAGTACAAGCACAGGCAGAGAGTTCAGTTAAACGACATGTAATGAGAGAAATTTATGACTTTGAAAGTGATTACTTTAAACAAAATGGTAAAAAACCAACTAATAAAGAAAGAGAAGCGTTCATGGTTGAATTAGAAAACTATATTTCTAAACAATATGTAAATGCTCCTGCTTCAACTAAATCAATCGCACAGTTAGAAACTAGAGATGATTTAACTGAACAAGAAATTACTAAAGACTTTGATGAAACTGATAGATTTATCGAAGAAGAAGCACAAAAAGAAAGAGATGCTACAGTTATATCTACAAATGCAGATGGAGAAGAAATTACATTAGGTGGTTACGTTGATACAGTGTTATCAAACTTCGACACTGTTGACCCACCTAAATTAAGAAAAACAGTTATTGCAGGTATTATATCTGAAGATGAAAAATACAGGCAACAGACGTTACCTAAAATACAAAAATATATTACCTCAATAGTTGGTGAAACTATGACTAAAGAAGTTTTTGATATGATGTCTACAGCAGATTACCAAGAAATTGTAAAACAAGTTGCTTCCAATCTTAAAATGACAACAGGTAATAAAACTGAAGACCAAAAGATATATCAACAATTAGATAATATATTTCAAACTTTAATAGGAGAATAATAAATGGCAAAGTTTGGCTCATTTGATACAACAGAAGAAAACAACGATAGTGTACTTGATGCTACAACTTATAAAGTACCTGAAGTTGCTACAACTGAAACAGATGCTTTAGAACAAATACAAACAGAAGAATTTTATAAAACATTAAAAAGTTATTATTCTTACAGAGAAGACGATAAAAGATTTAATCGTATGTCTCATGCTGATTTATTAGATTATTTTTATACCGACAGGTCTTGGAGAACAAACAATACTGTGTCTATGGGTATGGACTTGTCTAATGTAATGGGTGAAGAAGATGAACAAAGATTAAAAGAATTTGCATACATATCACAAACTTATGAAAACTTGCCTTCGTTTTGGAATGACCCAAATAGAAGTTTTGGTGGTTGGTTAGTTGATAATGGTGGTGCTATGATACTAGACCCTGTTAACGTAGTAGGTGCAGGAGTTGGTGGTCAAGCGGCTAAACAAGCATACAAACAAGCATTAAGAGTTACGCTAAAAGATAAAATGGCAAAAGAACTTAATGAAAGAGCATTAAAAGAAACAGCAAAGTATGCACAAAAACAAGCATTAGGAAAAGCTGTTATTAAAGGTGGATTAACTGAAGGTGCTATCAATACAGTCATAGCAGGTGGTCAAGATGCTTTATTACAACACACAAACATAGAAGCAGGTATACAAGATAAGTATAGTTTTAGTAGAGGTGCAGTTGCTTCAGCCGCAGGTTTTGGTTTTGGTACTGTCTTTGGTGGTGCATTTTCAGCAGGTGCTTTTAAACTAACTAATAATTCTTTAAGAAGAAAAGGTGTTAAAAACTTATTAGAGATACATGAAAAAGGACAAAGTAACATCACAGGTGCAAGATTATTTGATGAATTGTTACCAGATGAGACTACAAAAACTTTAAGAAACAAACCTGCTAAAACTACAAAAGAATATATTAATAAATTAGAAACTGATAAAATAACTCCTGAAGATAAACCCGCAGGTAAAAATGAACTTCCTATAAATTTAACAAAACAACGTGGTAAATATGAAGCGTTTGTAAAAAACAAAACAGAAGAAGTAAAAGAAAAAATTAAAAAGAAAGTAATAACTAGAGAACAAATGGTTAATGAAGTTGTTACTATGTATGGACAAGATAGAAATAAATTTGAAGCAATGGCAGATGATATGGCTAACAGTGAAGCATTTGTCAAAGCCTATGTAACAATTATTGCACAAGCTGATGATATAAGAAGTGATTTTGATATGATAGGTGCATTGTCTACTGAATTACATAATAAGATAGAAATGACACCTGATGATATAGGATTAATTTTAAATAAAATTGAAGCAGTCGAACAAAGATTAGATAAAACTATTGTTCGTAAGAAGAAATCAGGTGAAAACATTGCAAGAGCTTTACAAGCAGGTAATGTAGATGCTGACGCTACAAGAGCCTCTGAACTTATTACTAACCCTGAAGACCCTAAAATGGCGGCACTTAAAAGAGGTACACCAGAACAACGATTAGAATTTTATAGAGCTGTTGGTAAGTTAGCTGACAGAGACCAAATTATTAGAGCATTACAAAATGCAAAAGAAGTTGATAGATGGGACATTGCTACAGAATTTGTAAATAATAACCTTCTATCATCACCAGATACACACATACTTAACATTGTATCAGGTCTAGTACAAACGCAATGGAAACCTGCAACAATGGCGTTAAGAGGTGCAAACATGTTTTTTAGAGATAGAGACAGGTCTTTAGTTATTATGAGAGAAGCTCTACAAACATATTTATATCAATATGCTTTTATTGGACATGCTTTAAAAAGAGCAGGTAAGTCATTTTATGAAGGCAGAGCTATACTTGATAGCAGACAAATGAAACATGATAGCACTATGAGACAAGGACAGCTTCAAGATTTATTTGATGCTTGGGGTGAAACAATAACTGACCTTGTAGGATTAGACGGAACAAGATTAGGTAAAATTGTTACAGGAACATTTAAAGGAGCAGGAAGAGTTGTGTCAGCACCTATGAGAGTTCTTTCAGCAGGAGATGAATTTCTTAAATCTATGATGTTTAAAGCTAGAATGACATCTTTAATTAACTCAAGAATATTAAAAGAAAACCCAGAGTTTAGTTTTAGTGACAGAAAATTAGGATTAACTGATATTACTTATGCCGATAAATATAAAAAAAGAGCTAAAGAAATAGAAGCAGAATATATTAGAGAAAATGGTTCAGCTATTGAAGTAGATAAAACTGTTGATGCTAGATTAAATTCACCTTTGTATCATGCACAAGAAGGTTCATACACACAAAACGTAGGACAAATAAATCCTAACACAAAAGCATTAGATGATAAATTTACTGGTTCTCTTTTAAGAATTGCTACGAAACATAAATCATTAAGATTATTAGGTCTTCACTTTGTAAACACTCCATCAAACTTATTAAGATGGTCAGCACAACATTTACCTTTTCTAGGTAGATTTCAATTTCAAATGGCTCACATGTTAGCAGAAAAAGGTTTACCTAGAGGTAAGTTTAGAAGTGAAATAGCTAGAGGTATGAACCCATTTAGAAAAAAAGAATATCTTAATCCTGAAGCGGCGGCTGAAGCAAAAGCTAGAATACAAATGGGTTGGGCTTTATGGGGAACAGCAGTTAGTTTTGCTATGTCTGGTAAAATTGTAGGTGGTGGTGATGTTGATTATAAAAAACAAAAAGACAAAGAAGCTAACACTGGTGAGATACCATACTCATACAAAACTGATGATGGCAGATATATTTCTTTAAATAGATTAGACCCTATTATGATGCCATTCTTTATTGCGGCAGATTTAGTTTCTTTATTTAATCACAAGTTAAAACACACTGATGATTTAGAACCTATGGTAGAGAAAGATACAACAGAATTAATTATGGGTGTTGTTGCAACACTTACAAGAAATGTATCTTCTAAATTTTATACAAAAAATATTATCGAATTAGTAAATATGATGACTTCTGATGACATCATGTTTTCTAAAAAACCACAAAGAATGGGTACACAGATAGCATCTCAATTTGCTTACAAAGCGTTCCCACTATCAGGTGGATTAAGATATTTAGATAGAGTTAATGATGAATGGGAAAGAGAATTATACACTTTAAGTGATAGATTAAGAGTACCATTTACAAGTAAAGATGCAATCATGCCAAAACGTAATATGTTTGGTGAACCTATTGATAGAAAAAATGGTTGGTTATTTGGATTAGGTGGCGAAAGTGGTTTATGGTCTTCACCATTTGCAATGACTAATTTTAAACAAACAGAAACATCTAAATTTATTAGCGAAAGAGAATTTAAGTACAGACACCCAGTACAAAGTATTAGACTTACAGGTGATAGCACAGGAGCTATAAATCTTAAAGATATTAGAAATGACAAACACCAAACAGCTTACGATAGAATGTTAGAAATTAAATTTAACACTAGAGTAGATGAGGGTGGAAATATTATTACCAGTGAAGACTATGATGGCAAAAGATATACACTGGCAGAGTACGTTGAAAAGATGATATTAGATAAAAACAGTGAGATTTACAGACACCCTGCAGGAACAATTAATGGTAAAGACGAACAAGCTCAAGTTATCATTGATTTTATCAAATACATTGACAGATATTCTAAAGATGAAATGATGGCAGAGTTCCCAGAATTTGCTGAAAGACAGAATGCTATCTTTGAAAATGAACGAACTAAATATCAAAAGCATTACGAAACGCTAGAAACCCTAGCAAACAACTAAACTTACACTTTTAGTAAAACCCAATCAAAAATTAAGGAAAATCATACATGGCAAATAGTTTTGTACGTTATACAGGTGATAACAGTACAACAGCATACTCTATACCTTTTAGCTATAGAGCTACAGGAGACCTTGCAGTTACTATTTCAGGGTCAGCAACTACGGCTTTTACGTTAAATGCCGCAGGAACTACCCTGACTTTTAACTCTGCTCCTGCACAAGATGCCGCTATTGAGATTAGAAGAAGAACATCACAAACTACTAAATTAGTAGACTATGCCTCTGGGTCAGTTCTTACAGAAAACGATTTAGATACTGATAGTGACCAAGCGTTCTTTATGTCACAAGAAGCTATTGATGATGCAGGTGATGTTATCAAAGTTTCAAATACAGATTTTCAATGGGACGCACAGAATAAAAGATTAACAAATGTAGCAGACCCTACTGCGGCACAACATGCGGCAACTAAAAATTACCTAGAAAATACTTGGTTATCTGCAACAGACAAAGCTACGCTTAACACTGTTAATAGCAACATGACTGCTATTAATACTGTTAATAGTAACATTACAGCTATTGGAACAGCTAATACAAATTCAGCAAACATAACTACAGTAGCAAACAACATTAGTTCAGTTAATACTGTAGCTACAGATATTAGTAAAGTTATTGCAGTAGCTAATGATTTAGCAGAAGCAGTTTCAGAAATAGAAACTGTAGCTGACGACCTAAATGAAAGTACAAGTGAGATTGATGTTGTTTCAAATAACATAGCTAACGTCAATATTGTAGGTGGTATTTCTAGTGACATTACAAGTGTTGCAGGGATAGCTTCAGCTATTACCGCAGTAAACAATAATTCTACAAACATTAATGCAGTAAATACAAATTCAAGTAACATCAATACAGTTGCAGGAGACAGTACAGAAATAAATGCTGTAGCAGGTAATGCGTCAAACATAAATTCAGTTGCAGGTATAACTTCTGACATCACTAGCGTTGCAGGGATTTCTGCGGCAGTAACGGCAGTAAACAATAATTCTACAAATATAAATGCTGTAAATTCTAACAGCTCAAACATTAACACAGTTGCAGGTATGAACTCTGCAATAGCAACAGTTAACTCAAGTGCAACGGCTATAAATGCTGTAAATGCAAATGCTACCAACATTAATACTGTAGCAGGAGCTAACACAAATATTACAAATGTTGCAGGTGGAATAACTAATATTAATACAGTTGCTACTAATTTAGCTTCAGTAAATAACTTTGCAGAACAATACAGAATTTCAAGTTCAGCACCAACAACAAGTTTAAATGTTGGAGACCTATATTTCGATACAACGGCGAATGAACTTAAAGTCTACAAATCTAGTGGTTGGGCGGCGGCAGGTTCTACAGTAAATGGAACAAGCCAAAGATACACATACAATATTACAAGTGCAGTTTCTTCTGTAACAGGAAGTGACGCAAACGGAAATACACTTGCGTATGACGCAGGATTTGCAGACGTTTATGTTAATGGGGTCAGATTATCTTCATCAGATATTACAATTACTTCTGGTACATCAGTAGTATTTGCATCAGCATTAGCAAACGGAGATGTTGTTGATGTAGTTGCTTATGGTACTTTTGACGTAGCATCAATAAACGCATCAAACATAAGTAGTGGTACTATTAATGACGCAAGATTACCTACAACTATTGCTGACAAAGTAATAACAGCAACATCATTAACTGCAAAAGGAGATGGTTCTTCAGCAGATGGTAAGATTACACTTAATTGTTCACAAAATTCACATGGAGTTTCAATCTCTAGCCCTGCACATAGTTCAGCACAAAGTTATAATTTAATATTACCTACTTCAGTAGGAACGAGTGGACAGGTACTTGCTACAGCAGGTTCTAACACAAACCAATTATCTTGGGTTGATGCAACAGAAACAAAACCAACAGTAGCAGACGTATCTCAAACAATCGCACCTGCTACAGCTACAACAATTAATATTACAGGTACAAATTTTGTATCAATACCAATAGTAGAATTTATTAAAACAGATGGTTCAATTACACTTGCTAATACAGTTTCATTTACAAACGCAACAACGCTTTCAGTAAACGTAACTTTAGCTACAGGTAATTACCATGTTAGAGTAGAAAACCCAGATGGTAATGCAGGTAGAAGTACAAACAATATTTTAACTGCATCTACAGCTCCAACATTTAGTACGTCAGCAGGTTCACTAGGTTCAATCGCAGGTAACTTTAGTGGAACAGTAGCGACAATCGCAGGGTCATCAGATAGTGCAGTAACATTTTCTGAAGTAGGCTCAAATTTATCAGGTGCTAATGTAACTCTTGCTTCAAATGGAGTTTTATCAACAACAGATTTTGGTGGTAGTTCAACTACTGCAACACTTTACAATTTTACAATAAGATTAACAGACGCTGAAGGACAGACTACAGATAGAGAATTTTCTATGACATCTAGCTTCGGTGCAACAGGTGGAGGACAATTTAACTAATGGCTAGTACAAAATTAACAAAAACATTTAGTGGAAGTGGAAGTACAACTAAATTTACTGCATCTTTTTGGGTTAAAAGAAGTAAAATAGGTGCAAGACAAGAAATAATAGCTAAATGGTATAGTGGAAATAACAATGCTACAATTAGATTTTTAGATGATGATACATTAGCTTTTGTAGATTATTCAGGTTCTACTACAATTTTAGGTAAGATAACTAATAGAAAATTTAGAGATACTTCTGCTTGGTATCATATAGTTTGTAATATAGATACAACCCAAGCATCATCTGATGATAGAGCAAAAATTTATGTTAATGGAGTACAAGAAACATCTTTTGCATCAAACACAGTTTATTCTCAAAATGCCTCTATAAGTTGGAATAATACATGGGGAAATCATATAGGTTGGAGTGGAAATGATGGGTATTTTGATGGAAGTTTAAGTCATATTCATGTTTGTGATGGTTATACTTATCAAGCATCAGCATTTGGTTCAACAGATAGTACAACTGGAGAATGGAAAATTAAAACTTCTCTAAGTGTTACTTATGGAAACAATGGTTTCTTTATTTTAAAAGATGGTAATTCAGTTACAGACCAATCTGGTGAAGGTAATAACTTTACAGTTGGTGGTGGTACACTTACAAAAACAGAAGATAATCCAAGCAATGTTTTTGCTACATTAAATCCTTTATATGGAAATGGTAGTTATACTTTTGCAAATGGTAATAATTCTTTAGAGTGTAATAATACTAATAACTGGGGTATAACTGTTCCTGCTACATTAGGTGCAACATCTGGAAAATATTATTGGGAAGCAAGACAAGTTGCAGGTTCTCATACTGATTATAATGTATTTTCATTTATTCAAACTGATTATAATTATACAGGAAGTAATCTTATATCAAGTGCATATCTAAATGGTATTCAAACTCATTCAGGTGGAACTTGCACACTTTATATAGGTACAAATAATAATAATTATGCAAAATCAGGTGGTTCTAATATTTCAATATCAGATAATGATATTGTTTCTTTTGCATTAGATATAGATAATCAAAAAGGTTGGATTGCTAAAAATGGTGTTTGGATAGACGATTTAAGTGGTAATGCAGGTAATCCTACGACTGGTGCAAATGCTCTTTTTACAAGTTCAACTATACCATCTGGTCAAATGTATTCTCCTTGTTCAATTCAATACTATGACCCTAAATGTCAATACAACTTCGGCAATGGATATTTCGGAACTACTCAGATTAGTAGTGCAGGAACTAACGCAAGTGGAAATGGAATTTTCGAATATGATGTACCAACAGGCTACACAGCTTTATCAACAAAAGGATTAAACTTATAATGGCATACACAACAATTAATAAATCTTCAGATTATTTTAATACTAAACTTTATACAGGTAATGGTACAGCAAGAAGTATTACAGGTGTAGGATTTCAACCAGATTGGAGTTGGTTTAAATCAAGAGGAGATACAAATAGTCATGCTTTATATGATGCTGTTAGAGGTGTAACAAAAGCTATATCTTCAAATTCTACTGGTGCAGAAGCAACTGAATCTCAAGGATTAACTTCATTTGATTCAGATGGTTTTTCAATAGGTTCACAAACAGCAGTTAATGCTAGTGGTCATGGAATTGTATCATGGAACTGGAAAGCAAATGGAGCAGGTTCATCAAATACAGATGGAAGCATAACCTCAACTGTTAGTGCTAACACTACAAGTGGATTTAGTATTGTGTCTTATACAGGCACAGGAAGTTCTGCAACGATTGGTCATGGTTTAGGTGTTGCTCCAAAATTTACAATCATTAAAAAAACAAGTGGCACAGGAGACTGGAGTGTTCAATCTAGTGTAATAGGTTTAAGTAATTATTTAGTGTTAAATTCCACCAATGCTTCGGCAGGTACTTCTGGTGCTTTAATTAGTGCTGTTAGTTCTACAACACTTACTGTAGATGGTAATTCAGATGTTAATGGTTCTGGTTCTACTTACATAGCCTACTGCTTCGCAGAAAAAACTGGTTATAGCAAGTTTGGTTCTTATGTTGGCAATGGGTCAAGTGATGGTAGCTTTTGTTATTTAGGATTTAAACCTGCGGTTTTACTTTTAAAGCAATCTTCTGGCACAAGTGCTTCAACAGAATATTGGACTATCTGGGATAACAAAAGAGATATTGATAATCCTGTTGGAAAAAGACTTTATCCTAATTTAAGTAATGCAGAATCAACTGGTACAGATTTAGACATTTTATCTAATGGTTTTAAAATAAGAAGTTCAGGTGGAAATCAAAATACTTCTGGTGGAACATACATCTATATGGCTATTGCAGAAGCGCCCCTAGTTGGAACTAACAACGTACCATGTACAGCGAGATAGGAGAAAATAAATAATTATGACAAAAGCAAGAGATTTAGCAAATATAATATCAGGTGGTTTTACTGAAAGCGATATACCAAATTTATCAGCTTCTAAAATTACATCAGGTACTTTTGCAGATGCTAGAATTTCAGAAAGTTCAGTTACAGCACACGCATCAGATTATATTGCTTGGCAATCAGTAGTTACTGCTTCAACATTAACAGCAGTAGCAGGTAGAGGTTATCCAATTAATACAACATCAAATGCTTGTACTGTTACATTACCAGCTTCAGCTTCAGTAGGAGATACAATTAAATTTGTTGATTATGCTAGAAACTGGGGAACTAATGCAGTAACAATAAATCAAAACAGTTTAAAATTTCAAGGCTACACATCTCCAAATCCAATTTATAATACAAATGGACAAGCAGTAACAATTACTTATGTAGATGTTACTCAAGGTTGGATACCAACAGTTGATGATGATACAACTATGGAAACTCCACAAACCTATTCAGCAGATTTTTTAGTTATCGCTGGTGGTGGTGCTGGAGGTTCTGGAGCACATGGAGGAGCTGGAGGAGCTGGAGGATTTAGAACAGCTAGTTCAGTAAGTTTGCTTGAAGGAAGTACATATACAGTTACAGTTGGAGCTGGAGGAACTGGAGTAGTAAATCAAGGAGGTTCTACTCAAAGCGGTTCAGACAGTTCTATTTCTGGAAGTGGTATTACAACAATAACTTCTGCTGGAGGAGGTGGAGGTTCTTATGGTCATAATACTGTTGCTGATACAGGAGGTTCTGGTGGCGGAGGTGCTGGACAATCAAACAGTACACAGTATGGTGCTGATGGTAACACTCCAAGTACATCTCCAAGTCAAGGTAATGATGGAGGAGATGGATACCCAATAAGTAGCGGTCAAGGAAATTATGGAACTGGTGGCGGTGGCGGAGCTGGTGGTGCTGGAACAGCTGGTACAGCTTCGGCTAGTGGTGTAGGTGGTGCTGGTGCATCATCTTCAATTACTGGTTCAGCAGTAACTTATGCTGGTGGTGGCGGTGGTTCATCATATTCAGATGGTGGTGCCGCAGATGGTGCTGGCGGTTCTGGCGGTGGCGGTCAAGGTGGCGGTTCTGGAAGAACGCCTGAAGCTGGAACAGTAAATACAGGTTCTGGAGGTGGAGGAGCTTCTGGAGGTAGTGCAAAAGCTGGTGGTAATGGCGGAACTGGAGTTGTTATTATAAGTGTATTAACTGCAAAATATTCTGGAACAACAAGTGGTTCTCCAACAGTTACAACATCTGGCTCAAATACAATAATAAAATTTACAGGTAGTGGGAGTTATACAGCATAATGGCACATTTCGCAAAAATAGGATTAAACAATAAAGTAATTGAAGTTCAATCAATAACTAATGAAATTTTACATGACAGTAATGGAGTTGAACAAGAAGTTAATGGTGTTGAATTTTTAACTAAATTAACTGGTTGGTCAATTTGGAAACAAACATCTTACAATAATAATATTAGAAAAAACTTTGCTGGAAAAGGTTATACTTATGACGAAGATAGAGATGCTTTTATTCCACCTAAACCTTATAATAGTTGGACATTAAACGAAGATACTTGTCTTTGGGAAGCACCAGTTTCTTATCCAACAGATAATAGAATTTATAATTGGAATGAAGAAACAACTTCATGGGATTTAGTTGAAGACTAATGGCTAGAAAAAAGACAACTCTAAAAGAGTATAGCGAAGTCGCTACTGGAGTTAGACTTTCTTCACATGAGAAACTTTGTGCTGAACGAATGAATAACATTCTAAAAAGCATAGAAGAAATGAAAAAAGAAATTAAATCATTAAGACAAGATGTTTCTATGGGTAAGGGTGGACTTAAAGTTATCCTAACTATAGGAACAATAGTTGTTGGAATACTAGGTTATTTTAACTTTAAATAATTACAAATACATCATTAAATGAAATTTATACTAGCGTTTAGTATTTGCTCTGCAATTACTGGATTTTGCAATAACACTGCAACTGTACCAAAAGAATATAACAGTTGGACTGAATGTGTAAATGGTGGTGCAAAAATAATAACTACATTTACAGAAAGATACGAAACAAAAATGAACGAAAAAAAATTATACGTTTCATATTTTTGTAACGAAATTAAAAAGGAGACAACATGATAATATATGGTTACACACCAAAAACTTGGTTAAACAAATTTAAAATCTACTGGCAAAATACAGATAAAAAACTTTTTGTATTATTTGTAATTTGGTCAGCAATACTGTGGGCTATGTAAGATGTGGTTTGCATTATTAAAAAATCCTCTTACTAAAATTATAGCAGAGAAAACATTTGGTGCTATTCAGCATAAATTACAAAAAGATAAAATTGTAAGAGAAAAAGAACTAGATGCGGCATCACAAATATCTATAGAACAGATTAAACAACAAGAACATTCGTGGAAAGACGAATGGTTATGTTTATTTTTCACAATTTTAATGGGTCTCCATTTTGTTCCATACTTCCAAGACACAATGGAACGTGGGTGGCAAATACTAGGAAATGCTGACCCTATGTTCTGGTACATTATTTTAACAATCGTGGGTGCATCATTTGGTGTAACTACAATGAATAAACTTAAAAAGAAATAATGGATAAGTTTGTCTATTCACTACTTGGTTGGATAGATGAACGTATGAATTTTTTAAATAAGATTGTAGATGATGTCTACACTTTTGACTTTCCTAATTGCAAACCTAAAAAACATGCGAGACACAAAAAAGCTAACAGAGTTCACAAGAAATAAAGAACATAAAGATAAAGAAATGTCTCTGTTTAAAAATCTTAAAAAAGAAGTCGAGACAAATGCAAACGGAACTAGAGAATATGTAATTAAAAAAGGGATTAACAAAGGAAAGATTGCTAAATGAAAAAGAACCAATGGGTATTACCACTATTAGGTACTATTCTACTAGGTTTATCTTCGTATGTCTTAATGACAATCGTAGAACTTCAAGTTCATTTAGGAATGTTAACAGAAGAAATTATGTCAATAGATAAACAGATTGGCAGAATTTACAATCACATGGATAGGCTAACAAGTAAGTAGTTATGGCTAGAAAATTTAAAGATTTTGTTGTTAGAGAGAAACCAAAGAAAAGAGTACGAACACATAAGAAAAGGTTAAACAAAGATGAAAAACGAGACCATAAAAAATACAACCGACAAGGAAGACCCCAATAAAATAGAAACAGTCTTAAAAGAGTTACCACAACTATTGGTAAACCATGCTTATAAGAAATTAAAATCTGGGGAAGATTTAACAGCTTCAGAAATGAAAGTATGTTTAGAAGTTTGTAAAACATACAGTAAAGAACCTTTATCTAAAAAAGAAGATAACATTTTAGACGAAGTACCATTTGATGATGGATAAACGATTAAAGAATTTTAAAAATTTTTTGTATTTGTGTTGGAAGCACTTAAACCTGCCTAATCCTACACCCATACAATTCGATATTGCAGATTACTTACAGTCAGACGAAAAGAGACTTGTAATAGAAGCATTTAGAGGAGTAGGTAAGTCTTGGATTACCTCTGCTTTTGTCTGTCATCAATTACTTCTTAATCCACAAAAAAATATTTTAGTAGTATCTGCTAGTAAAACTAGAGCAGATGACTTCAGTACCTTTACACAAAGGTTAATTGGAGAGATGCCACTATTACAACACTTGATACCTAGAGATAATCAAAGACATTCTAAAGTATCATTTGATGTAGCACCTGCTACAGCCAGTCATGCACCATCAGTTAAATCTATGGGTATTACAGGGCAGTTAACAGGTAGTAGAGCAGACATTATCATTGCTGATGACGTTGAGAGTGCGAATAACTCCCAAACGCAGTTAATGAGAGATAGATTAGGTGAGACTGTAAAAGAATTTGATGCAATCATTAAACCTAACACAGGAAGAATTATATTTTTAGGAACTCCTCAAAATGAGATGTCATTATACAACTCATTAGAAGAGAGAGGATTTAAGACAAAGATATGGACTGCACTTGTACCTAATCCTACACAAAAGATTAGTTATGGTCACAAACTTGCAGACATTATACAAGGTAAAGAAGGTGAACCCACAGACCCCAAAAGGTTTGATGCGGTAGACCTTATGGAAAGACTATCTTCGTATGGTCGTTCTGGTTTTAACTTACAATTTATGTTGGACACGTCATTGTCTGATGCAAATAGATACCCTCTAAAGTTAAACGATTTGATTGTAGCTTCAGGTTGCTCTACATGGAAAGATGCACCTGCAAAGATACAGTGGGCTTCATCACCAGAACAAATGAAAGCTATAGACCCTGACATTCCCAATGTGGGTCTTAAAGGTGATTATTTCGTAGCTCCTATGATGATGAGTGAAGAATTTACAGCGTTTGAAGGCACAGTAATGTCTATTGACCCTAGTGGTCGTGGAGAAGACAAAACAGCGTATGCGGTGCTTAAAATGCTTCATGGAGTGCTTTATCTGACCGCTATAGGTTCATTAGATGGTGGTTATTCAGAAACTACTATGGCAAGACTGTCTAACATTGCGAAAAAACATGATGTGAACTATGTGGTCATTGAGAGTAACTTTGGTGATGGTATGGCAACCCAGTTGTTAAAACCTGTCATGGCAAAGATACACCCATGTGAGATAGAAGAAGTTAGACATAACACACAAAAAGAAAAGCGTATTATAGATACACTAGAGCCTTTGATGAATAGTCATAGGTTAGTTGTAGATGACTTACTAATACACGAAGATTTTAAGAATGAACCAGACCATCAGTTGTTTAGACAAATGACAAGACTAACTAGAGACAAAGGTTCATTAAGACATGATGATGCTATTGATGCTTTAGCTATGGCGGCGAAGTATTGGGTAGACAGAATGGATAGAGACCAGACATTATCTTATAATCAACACAAAGAAGAATTGTTAGACCAAGAATTAGAAAGATTTATGGAAAACAATATTGGAAGGACACAGACAAAAGACAGATGGATATAGAACAAACAAAAGAAGCCGTTAAAAAAGAAGAAGGCTATAGATTAGAAACATATCATTGTACAGAAGGACATCTTACAGGTGGCTATGGTCACAAGATGTTAGAAGGAGAGACAGCTCCTACAGACCACGCAGGTTGGCTAGTATTATTCGAGAGAGACTTTGCTAGAGCTGTAACTGGTGCTGATGATTTACTGATGTTATGTCCTGATATTAACGACAGTGCAAGGAACATTGTGGTTGAGATGGTGTACCAAATGGGTGCTTATGGGGTGTCCAAGTTTAAGGGTATGCTTAAAGCATTACAAGATGGGGACTACAAACAAGCTAGTGTGGAGATGTTAGATAGCAGATGGGCTAAACAAACGCCTAATCGTGCTAATCGAATGGCAGAACGCATGGCGAATATTTCATAGAAAATTATGAGGGGGTATCGTATTACACTAGACGGCAAGTTTCCCCCATACGCCACGCCAAAAAGTCTACAAAAGACGTAGTCTATAGGTTATAAGCGGTTTTTTCTGTGTATAAGGACAGCATATCCTTTGCGTGTTGCCGTTTGCTTTTTTATTTTTTGCGTGTGTGAGAGAGGGTCTGTTTTTTTAGTTTGGTGTGTGGGTGTGTGCGTTGCTCTCTTTAAGTTCCACGCACAGCCACACGCAAAGCACCACAACAAGCACCACCACAAGCCACA